AAATGCGTCGATCTCGGTATTTTCTATCAAAAGTGATTTATGAATACAATCGCTTCCGTCTTCGTCGTGATACGCGCACATAACATCCATAAACCAATGTACTATCATTTTTAGCGTTTTTACTTTGTTATCGATTTCATCTTCAGTAAACCAAGTGTCTATAAACTCAGTTATTGAATCTGATATTTCCGAAAAAACATCGTATTCGCTGCATCTTATTACATAGGTTATAATGTCATATAAATTATATGCGGGTACTGTTGTGCCGTCAAATATCATTTGTAATTCACCATAATCGTATCCTTTTAAAGTTCTTACCTCGATGCAATTATTTTTGCCTACTTTTTTTACATTTTCATTCATAATAATACCTCCAAAAAATAAATATTAGGACATCTAGTCCATATAAGGAGATGTATTTATTGCGAGATTAAAGATCGTTGAAAATATCAAAAGAACGCTTCACACCACTTACGCTCGTTAAACTTCTTCTTTTTATTAAGTGCACCATTAATAGCAAGATCAATAGAAGCCTTGGAACGCAAATGATAGTAATATAAATCGATGTATGGAGTGTTAAGTCGGTCGATTCGTCCACATGCTTGTTCTAACTGCTTGTATGAATACGTCTGACTGTAAAATATCACAGCGTTTGTTTCGATGCAGTTCCATCCTTCGCAACCAGCAGTATACTGAACCAAATAAACCCACTTCTTAGTCTTAGGTATGAGCTCATGTCTGTGTCCATTCCACTCCGCTACAGCTACATCCGAACCATAATTGATACTACGCAAAATATCAAGCTCGTAGTCATAGTTATAGAAAACAATCACTCGACCATGTTTATTCACAAGCCCTCGTAAAATATCAATTCGACTCTGATCCTCATTGACTATTCTTCTGAGTGTATAACATAACTCGCCAGCATTTAATATGGGTTCGTTTGTATAGGGATTGAATCGACTCTTTATTGTTTGTTTGTACTTGTCTCTGTCGAACTCACAGAAAATATCATTGTGGTGTCTAACCGTCTGTCGCTGAAAGTCCATATCGACCAAAATAGCATTACGAAGTCTAATAAGTCTCCCCACATTGTCATAACGATCAATCTGAGGAAACTTACTAAACCTTTTCCAAATAACATGTTGTTTCTCGAACTCTGTCTTATTAGCATAGAAACCATTAGCGATAAAGACCGGAATATAATCCGACCATGTATCACCCGGAGTTGCCGACAGCAGAATCCAGTTATTCCTACGACTTATCTTAATGAAAGTCTTACTCCACTTCCCATAACCTACGACTCGCTGCTCATCAAATATAAAGAACGCTCCCTCTACGTCCTTATACTTGTGAATGTTATTCCACGAATCAATGACTACATGATGGTACTTATAACGATTCATTTCGTCACTAGTTGAGAGATGGAAAGGGACGAGTTCGTCATCCCATTCCAAAGTATCTCTCTTACGTGCAGTGGTGATAATATAGAGATCTTTTCGAGTTTCTGCAGTATCCCACATAGGCTCGTACTCGTCTCCATAAATATCACCGCCACACAGGTCGAAGTAATAAGCTATGGCCGTACGAGATTTACCAGAACCTACGCCACCACATAATATGCAGCCATCGTGTAACTCTCTAATAGCTGCGAACTGATAATCTCGTAAACCAAACATTACTTATCCTTCTGTCCTTTATTATCGTGTTTACTCAGCGCATCCTTGAACATCAGTGGTTTACGTGAGTTGTAGTTAACAGGGTTTGTGAGACACTCGTAACAAGGATCTTCCGTCTCACTTTTGTCGTAGTATCTGCAGTCTTTACAGAACTTTTCAAACTCTACGAACATTTCGGTGGTTTCAGCCAAGGGAAACGCCTCCTTTAAATATCAATTACTTACTCGTGACCAAGCTCTTCGCAATAGCCAATATAGCTGTGAAGTGTGAGATATGCGTTATAGATTTCACCCATAGCTATAAAGTTTATTACGGCAGTAAGCTCATAACCGAGTTTCTTATCCTTACAATAGTCAGCAACATCGATTCTGTCTCTATAAGGATGACCGGTCAAAACACAGTGATCGGACTTCGACAGAATATAATTGTGATATCTGAACAGATACCATTCCGCCTTCTTGAGGTCCTCCATAAACTTGTCTTCGTCCTTCTTACCAGCTCTAGAAATATACTTTACAGCATTACCTGCATGATACGATAGCTGATACTGTTCAATGAAGTCTATAACCTCATACTTGCCATCCGTATAATGGCTAGGATGATTTACGACGTCTTCTTCCTCATCCTCGTCGTAATCAACGTGGTCCTGAATATTATTGACCTTAGCTACTTTGACGAATTCATTGTGCATCTTCTTAGGAATCCACCAATACTGACCTTCTTTGCTTTCTTCCTCAATGTCATCATCAGCAATAACACTAGTAACCTCGGAACGATGAAGATCAAGAGCATCAGCTACCTCGTCTACAGTATATCCGGACTTGATCATATTCTTAATCTTATGTCTAATTCTAAGATCGGAATCCGCAACCTTCTCCTTGAGATAATCGATAGTTTCGCGATCTTCCTGAGCATCTTCACTAATGTTGTCCATCTCGGTGATTACATTCTCAATACTTTCATCGTGCTTAAAGAGCTGATCGGAGTGCTGTCTGAGAATCTTATTGACATCGTTAATCTTGGCGTCTACACGATCATCTCTCATTTTAAGCTGATACTTGAAAATATCAAGATCGCCCTTCGTGATCATGTCTTTATTAATAGACTTAATAGAATCACCGAATCTAGTATTGAGTTCAGCAATCTGAGCATCGGATTCCATAATCATCTCATAGAGCTTCTTCATAGTAAGAGGGTTATTATTATTAAATTCCATAAATATAAATCTCCTTTATTAAAGTCAAATGAAATATAAATTAGTCGATTACTTCTTCTCTTTCTTCAAGACCTGCTCCAGTGCTAACATCTTCCATCTCGCCCTCATCCACGTTTTCATCAGCAAGACGTACATAATTCTCGTGCTTAAGTCTCTGAACAGCCTCGTTATCGAGATAGATCCTCGAACCCGTAGCGCCGTTCTGATGCTGGTACTTGCCACGATAACCTCTCTCAGAAGGATTCTTGAGCTCCTCAAATACTATCTGGCAAATTCTACGACCTGTTTCGAGCTGGATAGATGAATTGCCTGTGTTTACGAGCTCCAGAGTTATCTGACCGTCAAAACCGGGATCGATGAAACCAGCGTTATGAATAAAGAGACCCATGCGACCGATAGACGATCTACCTTCAAGTCTAGCACAAATATCAAGAGGCAAGCTTACCCTCTCGAGAGTTGTAGCAAGGATCATATGTCCGGGAAACAGTACGAACTTATTGTTGTTGATGCTCTTGTAATGTATCTTAGAGCAAAGATTGGCCTTATGGAGAGGCTCGGGAACCAGAAAATGATTACCTAGTCTTAAATCGAGTGAAGCAGGCTGTATCTGTCCTTCAGAAATAGGGTCTATAACAATGTGACCGCTAGAAAGTGCTTCTCTAATATCGTAATCGCTGTAGATCATAAATTATTAACTCCTTTAAAAATATAATGAGGAGCTGCATGTAATCACACAACTCCTCTTAAACATCAGAAATCAATCGGGAAAGGGATTGTCTCTGTCGTCATCCTCATAATCGAGATCTTTGAACTTATACGCAAATGCATCCTCAGGAATATCCTGATAAACATACATGGTATTAATCCAAAGCTGGTACTTACCATTATTCTTCTTCTCTCTACCACGACCGAGAACCACGTCGATACCGCGAACATGCATATCATCGATAATACCGACAGTCTCTTCAGTGAGATCAACAGGACGCTTCTTGGGAGCTACGAGCTTAACTATGGTCTTCGAACCGAAAGTAAGCTTGATCTTTGTAATATAAACAGGATCCGCTACATCGATATCGTCCTTGGGCGTAGTCTCCCACATATCGATCTCGTACTGCTTAAATACATCGACCATGTCCTTAGGAACAGTGATGTTACAGAACCTCTCGTCAGTCTTAAATTCACGACCAACCTTAGGCTTTATAACTCTTGTCTCGCCTGCAAAGTTACGATTGTACTTATCCTCAGGACCATGTCTTTCCCTAGGATTGGCTCTCATTTCGACGTCGTTGAGAACAAAAGTCACATAGCCATTGTTCTCGTAAAAACTATTCTCTGGCATAAATATCAAGCCTCCTCGACGTCTGTGTCACCGTCAACAGTGTCGAGAGCAGGAGTCTCCTCTATCTCTGTCTCGATGAGTTCAACGCCGTCTGCCTCAGCGGTTCTCTTCTCGACCTCACGACCGATAAAATATCCAGCTGTGCCACCAACTGCTGTTCCGATTGCTGCTCCAATGATTGCCTTTGATACTTTCATTTTGAAAGTCCTCCTTATAAAAAATTTTTAATAAAAAATATAAAGACAAAGGTAAAATGGGATTCGAACCCATAAGCTCCGAATTTTCATATAAGTTCTGATTCGGCGTTTTCACCGTTAAACTATTTACATTTATCTCCATATAAGCGTATGGTTTAATTGCGAATATCAAAACGGTAATCCGTCATCATCCGCAAAGAAATCGCCATATTGGGTAATGTTTTCATATGCGTCGTCAACAAGCTGTCTATAATACGAAATATCAATGATGTCTTCGCCTTTATCCTTAAGAGCCTTGACTGATTCGCTATCAAGCCAACGATAATCCTTAGTTCCAGCAGCAAACGCATAACCCTCATCCGTCTTACGAACAAGTTTACCGCCACCACGAGTAACTGGTATGAACAAACCAACACGACCAATGAACCTATAATCGTGACCTTTCTCGATTTCTGCGTTAAGAATATCAATTTCCTTAAGTATTTCCTTTTCAGACATGCCACGATACTTGACCGGCAGACTCGAAATTGCTACATCGGGAAGATTCATCTTATTAAGAGCAGCCTTAGCCTTACCGAGTTCTTTCTCCTGCTCTGATACGTCAGGAAGTGTTTCGTTCATATCCAAATATAAAGAAGTGTTCACGTTGACTGTAACGCCAAGATCATAGAAGTCAATATCCTCATGACTAAAGAGAGTCTTAAATACATAAGGAACGTCGAACTCTTTACCTGTAGCTGTCCAACCACCATGTTTCTCATACTTCTTGGAATTGTCTTTAGGAATATAGCCATAATAATCCTGACACTTAGCAGGGTCTAAATATCTAGCAATATATACTGCGTTGTTGACAAGAGCCATCTTCTCATATGTTGCCTCATGCTCGAACGTATACCCATAAAGCTTACCGTAATCGTTCACAAACTGGATGATTTCACGGTTTGCATTAGGTATTTTGATCGAGTCTGTCTTTATATGAGCCACAGTAAACCCACGAGCCTGAACTTCATGTTTGAGATTCACCATGAACAGAGCTCCACGCTTAGCGACAATGTTATCGATGTTACGCGGATCCTTAAACTGGTTCTTGAACTTAGCAGATGTTAACCCATATACAGAGTTAATAGGTATTTTGAGCGCAGACGAAAGTGCTTCAGCCTCTTCTTCAGACTCGAGATACTTAGCGAGTTTACCATCAAACATATTACGTACTTTATCATACTCTTTATGTTTAATGTATATACGTACATCAAGAAGATCAACAAATCTCTTAGTGTAAATATCGCCAAACAAATTCTCGGCTTTAATAGAATGAGGATGCATTGACGCAATATCAAGCAGAGCTACATTATAGTGAATACCCGGTTCAGCATAAACGTAACCGCCTTCGCCTATGAGCTCGCCTCGATACCACGACTCCCATACGCCTTTCTCGCTCTTAGAATATGTATAACCCGGGAATACCGGTTTGTGGTCTTTAAATACAGTATAGTTCCAATCACAATCCATATTAGGAACGTCCTCAAGAATATCATTGACATCTTTAATAGGTATCCCCATGAAACGATAATTGAACTGTGATTGAGGATCTTTATTGCCACCAAATATAATTCTCGTAGTATGCTGATTGTTGGTGTCATTTACAGTCAATCCAGACAAGTCAGCAAGTATTTCTCTGGCCTTAAAGTCAGAATATCTTTCATTAAATACAGCTTCTGTTGCAATAACATCGTTATCACAATATTCAGCAACGGTGTCCCATAAAGATTCGGGTACAGGCTTATCCCACGGAAGATTAAGCTCTACGTGATGTATACCAAGCTCAATCTCCCATTTCTTAAGAGACTGTTTCTTAGAACAGAAATCATAAACATCTGTATAAGATATGTTATATGCATCCGAGAAGAAACAATCTTTATCACCTTTAGTTATTATTCGCTGAGATAATTCATATAACGCTTCATTAGAATATCCCATCAGTCTAGCGTAAATAAGATGGTTATCATACTTACGACAATTGAAACCTACGAGCTTAAACTTAAGCAAGTTTTCAATATCAACTGGTCTAGGATTGATCATGCGTATTACTGGATTGTCTCCAGCTTTCTTGTAGTTAACAAGAAACAAATTAGGAAACACTTCTATATCGAAGAATACCAAATCGCCGTCTTGAACTTTTGCATCGGAAATATCGTCCGACTTAAATTTCATTTTGAGCGCTTTCTTTAAGCATCCTTCTGCCTGATGCGTAGAACCAGCAGCAAATGCACATACGTCATCACGAAGATCAGTAACGTCATACACAATGCCTGACCTATACGCCTCTTCAAGTGTTTCAAATATAAAGTTAATATTACTGGTCGTGTCAGGATGAACTTCTTTAGCGAGACAGCGTGCTATACGTCGTCTGAGTTGTCGTTCGTTCTGAATGCGGAAATCTTCCACGGGTCTCACTCCTTTCAGTGGTAATCCGCTCGATATGGTTGCCACTGGAATATCATTGCAAAGTGTGAGTTTCCTTCTCAAAGATTGTTTCCCTATAAAGACTTTAACTTCAACACCCTCATCATAAATTCTACTGAGATCATCAACGTTTCCAGAATATAAATAATGAAGATGCAGACCTCCACCAGATTTACTAGTTTCGGCATATGTCTTAGGAAACTTATTAGCAGCTTTCAAATTTAGTTCGAGTGACTTGTTTCCATCTTTGTCACGAATATCAAAGTCAATGACTATGTGATTCTCTGGTACTCGAACGTAATGAAGCTCTTTAGTATTAATGTCTTTGAGTTTAGTCTTCACCTTACTCCACGCAGACAATGGCTTTTCATCATCTGTGGTGTATTGTGCTGGACATTCCGCCAGTAAAATATCAATTAGAGACGATTGCTCTTTAAGGTCTAGCCATGTAGTTAAATTCTTACGAACAGGAACAGTCTTCTTAACATCATTCTTTTCGAGTTTTGATGCTTTGAAACCCCGATAAAGTTTTCTGACATGCGTCCCATCCGGTAAATATGTACTTTCCACAACTTCGTCAAAGTAATTAGCAAGTTCTTCTTTAAATATCCTTAGAGGTAAAGTATGCATATTTGCATCGTCGCAATAATTCTTATATGTTTCCCATGCAGACTTAAGCGTAACTCCTTCATCTCTATTAAGTTCAAATATCCTGTCCTCAATAAAGTTATAGAAGTCGTTTGTTGCGCTAAGCATATTCACTGGGACATACGTATCGTAATAATTAGGATTCTCTACGAAAATATCAAGACAATGTTTTGCTATCTTACCAAGTTCAAACTTGATTTGAGACAACAGTCTGAAGTATTCGTTATGAGACACCAAATTACCAGTAGGTGAAATATCAATTAATCGTCTAAGAAGACCTGACTTAGCATCAGTAATCTTTACAGGTTCGTTTGTCGCTATGATAAGAAGAGAATGAAATACGTTTGAATACGTTCTCTTAAACTTCTCGTCTACCTGTATCGGCTCGTGCGAGACTATACGATTAAGACGAGTGTTATCTTCTATCTTATTAAGTTTACCCTCATGATCGATCGCTACTAAAGGATTTTGAGCAAATGCCTCAAGAGCAAATCGATCGGATGCTGAACCAAGATTCTTTGCACTAAAATCGTGACAATATCCGTCAAAGAGCCAACCAATAATATTAATAATAGTAGACTTACCCGTACCTGATGAACCATAGAACACAGCGAACTTTTGTAACGTTCTACTGTCACCAGATACGATGGAACCAATAATCCACTCAATTTTATGTTTCTCTTCTGGAGAATATAAAGTGTTAACCAGAGAGTTCCATGCTTCAGGTTCGCCATCTGCAAGTGAGTATGACAGTCTTTTAGTGGCATAATCGCTCCTCTTGACTTCAGCATCAGCAAATATCAATGTTTCATCCAGATTGTGAAAACTATCACGAATCTGCTTCTGACAATACTTATGCCATTTGTCAATAACACCGCTATCGCCATCCCACATGTATCTAATTACAACATTATTAGTTGACTCCTTATACTTTTCGGCGAAAATATCAATCTCGCGATCAATCAGACGAGTTACATCATCCTCATCAGTCGACCATAAGCCCTTATCTTCACACCAAATAGCGTAGAAATCGCCACCTTTTACCATGAGGTCCTTAGACTTCTTTACTATAAACTTAGGATATATTTCTATACCTGTTTTAGTAGTAACCATGCATACCTTCATGAAATCAAGCACACTATCTCACCTCCTTTCGGTAAAATATCAAGTGTTATGAGTTAGTGTCATCGATTCCGTAGATATCACGATCGTTAACATAATTCTTTACTTCTCTTACTT